ATTCCTCGATGCGCTTATATCGTTCCGCGCATACTGCTTCATGCACGCTAATTCGTGTATTGTTCTCGGCTTCCATATTTACCTTGCAAGTGCGTTTTGGTTTTGTTGTTGTTGGGGCGCTAACGAATTAACTATTTCTGGCTCGCCTAGCGTTACTGTAGCGTTTGGTGTGCTTAATCTGCCTTCAATACCCATCATTACTTTGCCTGTAGCGGGTACAACGGCTTTCCATGTTGCAGGGTCATTTATTGCTTTTAACACTTTGCTACGTTCTTGCGCCGGTAATGTAGCTAATAATTCATCAAATGATTTAGCCGTTTCACCTGCTTTAGCTAGCTCAATAAGTGTCTTTTTACCTACTTTGACGCCTAAAGTATCTAAAAATTTATTGGCGGTTGTTGCGATTACGTTAAATACGTTGGGCAAACGATAGTTAGGTAACTCATCTTTAAGCAATTCTGTGGCGCGTTGCTGACCTTGCGAGATTTGTTTACCAACAGACGCTTGTGTTTCTAGTTCTTTTGCAACTTCTTTTACTACTTTTAACTGGTCAGGCGTCAATACTTCATTAAGCGCTTCAAAACGTGGGCCACCACGACCACCGGCACGTTTAAGCATAGCTTCTTCGCCACGTCCTAAAGTATTTAAGAATGGCCCAATACGCTCGCCGCCGCCTGGCTTTTCTAATACAGATACCATTTCTTTAAGCACTTGTGCTTGATTAACGGGCGCTGACATATCCGAAAAGATTTGACGGGCTTGGCCATACTCAGGTACTTTAGTTTCAAAAACTTTAATGTAATCGTCTAATAATCCACGCGCCGCCATTTGCGCGTCTTGACCAATCCCTGTAGTAGCTGTTGGGCCATACGCCATATCACCTAACGCGCGCTTAATATAGTGCATTGACTCGCCAGTTATTTCAGGAATTTCGGCCGCAGTTTGTTTTGTAATTGGTTGTCCAGCGGCATCTAACACGCCTGTTGGCATTACTGCCGCGGGTTTAGAAGTACCCATAATAAATGGGCGACCTTCCATCTTAGCAATCTCAGCCGCAGCAGCTAAAGTACCTTTTGGCATTCGACTTATAATGCTTGATAGCTCCTCATCAATAGGAACAACAGCCGCATCTGCTATTTTATACAATGGCTTAGACGCTAAACTTCTTGCAGTAATACCGGCTGTAATATCAGGTGTAACACCTTCAATAGTTGACATACGTGCGGCTTGATCTTTAAGCAATTTAGTTGCTTGAACTGACGGCGCAATTTTAGCTTGTACTTTTTCTAATACCGCTTGAGTGCCAGGCGCAACTACGCCGCCTTGCGCTAATGCTTGTTGAGCGGTTAAATTTTGCCCTGCTTGTACAGATTGTTGCAACGCATTACGACCAGCCTGTACATTAACGGGTGTTTCAAACGATTCACGGGCAACGCGTGCAGCCAACTGTTTAGGTAATTGATTAATATCTGCTAGCTTACCCAAACCTGTGGAACCTAAACTCATTAATTTATTAATCGCAGGGCCAACAATTGTTCTGCCTGCTATATCGTATGTAGCACCTTCAGCGACGTTAGCTGCAGCGCCAGGTATTCTTTGTAAGACTGTCTCGGCAGGTTTAAGTCCTAACGCTACATCGGCAGCTTGCAAACCTTCCTTAGCAATACCGTACCCTAACGCTGATCCAGCAACGCCTGCCGTAACAGGGTTAATTACAAGCGTAGGGCTTGCTAAAGCGCCTGCACCTGCGCCGGCCGCGCCACCAATCATACCGCCTAACATCTCTACGCTAGGGCCGGCAACCTGACGTGCTTTAACGGCGGCGGAGTACAACTTAGGGTATTCTTTAGCCCATGCTGGTATTTCAGCGCCTACGTTAGCGCGTGTTTCTTCGGATGGCGTAGGCTCATCGGTTAGCCAGCTATCACCAATTAAAAAGGCTTTAACGCCTTCTTTATTAGTAGCCGATTGTTTAATAGGTTGCCATTGGTCGCCGATTAAAGCAACACGTTCGCCTGTTTGTGGGTTGGTTGCAGTTTGAAGTCCCATATTAACCTTTATGGTTTATCAGCAGTAAAGCCAGCCGGTAATGCAGGCGCGCCTGCAGGCATTCCTTCGGTTGCCATTACGTCACTAACAAATTGATTTTTACGATTTTTCATTAACCGAATTATTTCTGTAGCGGCTTCTTTACGGATTTTAGTTGGTACAGTTGGATCTGCTAATTGACCTGCGGCTTCTTTATAAGACGCCGTATCTTTATCAGATTGTGGGCCTTCAAAACGCGGTACCATTTTAAGAACCATATCTGCAATAGGTCTAAGTTTAGCGGTTGCAATTGCGCCTTCAGTTGTGCCACCAAAAAAGCCTTTGCCTACATCATATAAACGACCTGCGCCGCTACCCGTAGATTGATCAATTAAACCTTTATCTACCGTAACACGTTCAAGTTCTTTAATTGTTGTTGTAAGGTCTGTATTTAATTGTTTTTTCAACGCCGCCGTCTTTTCAAACGTAGCGCTAGGTTTACCCGCGTTAGCCATTTTACCAATAACATCACCAAATTTATTAAGTTGGGTAATATTACCTGCCGCATCCGTAACGGTGTTAGCAACAATATCTCGACGCTCGCCAAGATTTATACGTTGTTGTTCACGTGCATTGGTTAATAATTCACCTGGCGTTGCCGTTACTTGAGCAGTTCTTGTAACTACTGGCGCGCCGCCCATACCAGGTGTTTGAATTTGCTCTGATACGCTGCCGCGATTTACATTTTGTATGTTAGGTTTATTCAATTCAGCAAACTTTGTTGCGCCTAATTTAGATTGTGTAAGCGCTGCCTCAAATCCGCCAGGCTTTTGTAGCTCTGCTAAAAGCTGTTGTTTTACGCTGTCATAAGGTATACCCATACTAGATAATCTAGAACCTGTTATAGGATCTTTATGAATAGCCTCTTGCCAAGCTAAAAGTTGTTCAGGCGTTCGTACCATATCTAATGCGTTGCGGTATTGTGACATTGAATCCGTAAAATTCTTTAGCTCAAGGCCAGTAGTTTCTAAACCTGCTTTTTTTATTGTGGCTTGTTTTTGTTGAAACTCTAGCCCTTTAGTTGGTGAAATCCCATACATTTGACGTACTATGTCAGGCGAATTAATATCGCCGCCGCCACTAAGTAAAGTACGTAATTTATTTTCTTCTTCTAACCCACGTTGATATTCTTGCATTTTCAACATATTCATTTGTTGGCCTTGTTGCCCACTTTGAATCTGTGTCATTGCCGCCAATTGATTTAATGGATTTTCAATTTGAATGGGCTTATAGCCCATTGCGATATTTGAGTCAATAGTTGCCATAGTTAGTCCTTATGCCAGTAAATTGCCGCTAAGCATATCAGTAGTAGGCGTATAATCATATAGTGTTGTAGGCCCAGTCAAATAATTTGTACCAAATTGGCGAGCTAAATTATTAGCGTTGTTATTTTGGTACGCATTTATTAAATTTTGATTTTGATAAAAATTTAAACCTTGGCCTACTGCACCGCTTACTGCATTAGCCCCACCCATATAACCAGATGCTCTAGCATTACCTGCGCCAATAGTGTTACTTGCAGCTGCGTTACCATAATTGCCTAATGCGCTTGTTTGTCCTGACGCTAAATTACCGTATGTGCTAGTACCTGCTGCACCATACGCTTGCGACGCTTGTTGCGCTTGTTGAGCCGCCGACTGCCCAACACCTGCTAGACTTTGCAACGGTGCAAGCGTATTAGTTCGTTCAGCTTGAAAACGGTTAAAAGCATTACCGTATGCTTGTTCTTGCGCTGACCGATTTGCTTGATAACGATTAAAAGCGTTTTGATATTCTTGCGATTGTGCGGTACGATTATTTTGAAAACGATTATAAGCATTACCGTACTCTTGCGAGGCTAGATCAGATCCATAGCGCTGCGCTCCTTTAAGAGTAGCGCCTGATAATAGCCCACCTCTTGAAGCTGCTGTACGGTCAAGGGCTTTCATGCCTTCGGATAAACGAAACGCATATCCTGGGTCTGTTTGAAAATCTTCTGCACTAAAATTTTTCATGGCAGATGCTGGATCGTAACCCGCAACGCCACCAAAATTTTGCATAGCAGATGCTGGATCGTAGCCTGGTATACCGCCAAACTTAGCGGATGCGTATGGGCCACCTTGCAACTGCGCTAACAACATATTCTGACCAGTAAGGCCACCTTGCCTAAACGGTTCGTTCAACTCAAGTTGTTTTAGATACTGTTCACGTTGTAATGCTAATTGTTTATCCGCAGTCTGACTTTGGATATCCATTTGTTGATTAGAAATATCCCTTTGCGCTTGCGTAGCTTCGCTTGCAGCTTGTGATTGCGCGCTAGCGGCTCTGCTAGATGAGTAAGCGCCTATTGCTGCGCTACCTACTGCAGCTCCACCCATTATTAATGCGGCTCCGCCAAAAGGCATATTAAGCTCCTTCTTTCATAATTAAAACGTCATCTACTTTAGATTCGTCAGTTTCCTCAGTAGCGTGAATACAAAACCATACTGCATCTTCTAACGCTGCTACGGAATGATTCTTATGTTTTTCAATTGTTATACACGCAGGTGCAATATATGTATGCTCGCTATCATTGGTAGTAACAATTACTTTACCGCTAGCAAGTATACTTAAATGATCATACTTATGGGCGTGGCTTACTGCAAAATAACCTTTAGGTAACAACATTTGTTTAGCGTATACACCGCTAGAAAAATGATGTTGTATACCTAAATCTACCTCAAAGGTACCTTTCATTACTTGATACAACTCGGTAATATGGCTCATAGCGCACCTTGTACTTTATCTGACCTAATAGTAACTATTAGCATAATAACATCATCGGGCGTATTATTGGTATAGCTATGTAAAATACTGTTGTCAAACCAATAAACATGACCTAATTCGGGCGCAATTACCCCGTCAGGAAAATTAAACGTAGCTTTTGCCGATGTTTGAATAGGGATAAAATATTTTTCATAGTAGCCTGCGCTCCAGCCTGAGTCCGAATGTGGATAGACTTGTTTACCTGGTTCAAGTTTTACAAGTAAAACAGTACCTAAATCTTCGCCTTCTACCAAATTCATTAAATCAAAGATTAACGGCCTTAATTGGGGTAATTGATAATAAACAGGGTACCAAACAGATCGGTGCGGCGCATTAGCTGGGTGTTCTGAATTTAACGGCGCATCAACTTTAATTACATTTTCGTAATTGTTGTAACGCACCCAAATGTCATCGCTTTCACGATGAGGGCTTTCACCTATGCACCGTTCTTTATATTTGCCAAAAAGCCTAGGTTGCCTACGCAACGCTATCTGCAAAGGCATTACATTAAAATTAACGGCAATTGTATTAAAATACTTTGACATTAAGACCCTATTCTAGCAATAAGTTGTTGTACGTTGCGGCTTGCGTTGTTACCCAGCTTGTGCCATCTGACACAATGGTCGCCCAATTACCTGCTACGTTATCTAGTATGGCTGTACCCGCAGCTCCGCCTGCCCTTGATACAACATTACTAGACGCTGACACTAATGACTGATTCTGATAGTTAATAAAATATAAAACCCGCCCTGTGTTAGCCGATGGTGACGGTAGCGTAACCGTGCAAGTAGAGCCTGTCTTATTGTTTATTAACCATGTATCTGTAGATGCTACACTAAAATTAGCCGTTTTGGTGACTGGCGCATTTGTTGTTACTGTACCACTTGTACTTAACGTGCCAGTTGCAAAGGTTAAACCTGTGCCTACCGTAACATTACTAAACCCGCCTGCGCCGTTGCCATATAGAATAGACGTGCCACTTGTAGCTGGTGCGTAGTCTGTACCGCTTACTGCTGCGCTAATTGCTGTACCGTTGCCTTTAAGAATACCTGTAATGGTTGTAGTTAACGTAATAGCAGGCGTAGCGCCGCTTGTTACAGTCCCAGCAAAGCCATTGGCAGACACGACAGACACGCTAGTAACCGTACCGCCTGTACCTGTAATGGTTATGCTACCTGCGCCGTTAGTAATGGTTATACCTGTACCAGCCGTCAAAGTAGACTTAGCTAAGGTATTTCCTGTCGTGTTACCAATTAATAATTGACCGTTAGTATAGGTTGTTTGACCTGTACCGCCGTTATCAACGTCTAAGGTGCCAGCAAGCGTTATAGCACCTGTAGTAGCCGTAGCAGGTGTTAAGCCCGTGCTACCCCCATTAAACGACAATACGCCTGTATTAGCAACTGTTATAGTGCCTGCGCCGTTAGTAACCCCAATGCCTGTTCCTGCGGTTAAAGTATTTAATTCATACTTTTGCCCTGCGGTATTGCCAATTAACAACTGACCATTAGTAGGGTAACTACTTAGTCCTGTACCGCCATTAGGTATCTGAATAATACCTAAATCAGCGCCTACAATTGTATAAATGTTGTTAAAGAACCTAAACCATTCCCGTGACATTAAACCTGTGCGTGGATCTATTAATTCAACTCTAGGCGCAGGAATCTGCGTGATGTTAATTGGATCAGGCATTAGTTGGTGACAACAATAACTCAGCGTTGGTAATGGCAATCTTTACTGGATCGGTGCCTGACACTTCATAAACACGATCACGCAGTTTAAGAGTCATACCAAGCCGACGCCAAAAAGTCCGTGAGCCATATTGACCAATCTTGCCCATTGACGACCAATGCTCGTTTGACCATGTATGACCGCCATCGTCTGACCAACGCAACATGGCTTGAGGGTTAAGACCTTGCCCATCATTTAACCCAACGCCTGTTTCAGCATTAAGTTGCAGAGTGTGTTGCGCTGTACGTTTAAAGTTATTTTGTCCTGGCATTAACGCTCGCCATGATCGTAACCATTTTTGAGGTTGCCCATTATCTGCGTAAGTTTCTAAGTCAAATTGATATATGTTGCCATTTGCATAGTCGCCAACAATAATTACGCCGCCAAAGTTACATTGGTTATTACTACGGTGCCTTGTAAACTGACCATCGCTAAAACCAGCTCGCTCATGCCACGCTTGTGTAGATACATCATAAACCCATGTGGCGTCGCCTGTGGGAAAACTAAGCACATAGAACGCATGACCGTCTTGCTGATAGGTGTAAGCCACCGCATCAGATATGTTGCCGTATTGTTGAATCTGCCATTCAATTGCATGAGTAGAAACCCGAACACCTGTGTAGCCGTTGGCACGGTAGACAATACCTTGACCACGTGCGTCTGTGCCTAGCCAAAATAAACCATTGTCTAACTTAGCAACTGAAAATGCTGCAACGCAACCAATTTCATTAAAAGCACCTTGAATACGGGTAAGAGGAAAGTCGGCGGCGCCTGAGTCGTACCAAACTTCTACTGAGTCAGTACCAAATACCCATAATTCACGGTGATCTGATATGAGCGCAACTACGCCGTCTGGTGAACCTTCAGCACTAGCAAAATCTAATGGGTCAACCGATGTGCCATCTAATAAAGCTGTAACCCATATTTTTTGACTATTTGGCTCGTTATATACAAAATAACCATCTAAGTACGATACGGTCACAGCGCCTGCAAAATCAGGATCCGTAATTTCTGCAAATACGTTTGTTGTTTCGTTATAAATATAACCTTTAGGGTTACACGCTAAAAATATCTGTGTGCCATTGTCAGCAATAGATACGGGGCCTGCGCCGCTTATTGTACCTAAAAGCGTTGGTGTAGCGGTAGTACCTGTTAGTTTATAAAATTCTTGCCCAGACACTACATAGAAGTCTGAACCATTTGTTTGATGCGCCCACAATGCTCGAATAGGGCCAGTACCTACAGTTTGTAAAAACTTCAGTCCAGGCGCGCGTTGTAAAAACCCTGTTTCTTCTCCTTCAGTTACAACTTCAGGAAACAGGTTAACCATACGAGCATTTGCCGCATTGATGCTACGTGCAACATACGACTGACCTAAAATCGGAGTCTTCATTAATAATTTCCAGCAAATATATTGTAACGCTGACGTGTACCAACAATACTGTACGGCAACGACATAATGTCATCTGGGTTATTAATACGTTTTAGATTGCGTTTAGACGCCATTGCAATCCGTGATACTTGTGGGCTTGGTTCAACACCAAACTCGGCAGCAAACTCACAAGCCAAGTTATACCTAAAAGCTCTTAAATAGCCTGGTGGAAACAATATATCAGTTGCAAGTGTAGCTGGCTGTGTTAATTCATCAACCGAAATAAAATGCCATTGCAACACTTTAGTGGGCTTAGGATAGACATACATTTCAATATTAGGATAGGACATATTAATCCATATCACTTGCGGGTATGTACTAGTAACTGTTTTAACGGCAATACCGTCGTATTGTTGCTGGTTAATTATCTTGATACCAAACGAAATGCCGTTGGCAGGGTCAAGAAAATAAGTTGAATCATCTAATAGAATAGGTCGATTACCTACAAAATCACCTGTAGGCCCTAGCGTTCTACTGAGTACATTAGGTGGCCAATTGAATACTTGATCTTGCGTAGAAAATATTGATAATCGTTCTGTATTCCACGAATCAATCATTTGATTTAAAGCAGCTAAAGCATCTTGCGATGTGGCGGCAGACGGCGTTTCACCTTCAGCCAATACCCCTAATAGACGTAGCGCCCCATTAATTTGATCGTTGGCGGTATAAATTGCCATAACTCACCCTTTACTCGATATTTTTACGACGTCTTTTTACTTCCAACGTATTGACAGGAGCCGCAATCATTTCTTCAGATGGCGTAGCATCAGTATAACGCACCCAGCCGTTTTGTTCATCATATTCTGCTTCTTGTTCCATTGTGGCAACTTTAGTGCCGTGATCAGGATGTTTTAAATATATGCTCATATTTGTATTCGGTAGGGGGCGTACTGCCCCCTGATTTTAAGATGCGCCGTGGATAATAGCAAAGTTAATAATAACTGCTTCGGAATACGATGTTGCAGCAGTTAAATTACGCAATGTAATTAAGGCAGAACCAGCAGCTAGATAAGAAACGTAAGTAGTGTAAGCCCCAGCAGCGCTACCAGTAGTATTACTAGAAACGCACACAATGATTGTGTCATTGATAGAGATTAAATTATTAGTTAATGTAAATGAAACTGCTGTTGCGCCTGCTAAAGCAGCGTTGTTCATGGTAATACGGCCAGCAGACTTATTTAAGGTCACACCAGTTGTTTTATCGGTTGCTTGCGTAACCGTTCCTTGGGCTGCGGTAGAATACCCGATTTCTTGACTTGCATAACAAGTCGTAAATTCAGGGTCACTATACGCAACTCCAACTGCTTGGGTATTAGGCATAATTTTTCCTTTTAAAATCCCCGCCGAGGCGGGGTATTACATTAAGCCATACGGTATAAAGTCCAAGTGCCGTCGCCTGTTTTACGAGGGCGAAACGCTTGAGCTGTACCAGCCGTAGCAACAACAGTCATCAGACCAACTAAAGTCCAACCCGTATTTGTTGTCAAAGTAATAACGCCAGATGAACTTCCATCTACGTTAATTACTGAGAAATCAAATCCGCTATTTGGTTTAGCACTTGAAACAAGCGCATCCAAATCAGCACAAGTAGGAAGTTGATAAGAAACTGCACTTGCGCCTGGGTTTCCAAGAATAATGCCGTTAGTTAACTGAGCAGCAGTCAAGGTTACGCCAGTAGTCAAAGACACAGGAGCAGGTTGAATCATTAAATCTACTTCAGATAAATTGCCGTCACCAAGTTGGTAACCGCCAGCGCCATTAGGTAATGCCATAATAATTCTCCTTAAATATTAAAAAAGCCCCCGTTTACACGGGAGCAATTAGGTTTAACCCCACAGACGGCAAGCCATTTGTGGTCGGATCACGCTATAACCGTATAGAACGTCAATACGGCAAGGTAAACGGTCATTGTTGATGTCGTACTGACGTACTATACGCATCGAAATACCGTTGTGAACTTGACGTGAAGCCATGTCTACGCCTTGTGGTAATAGCAAGTCAGCAGTTGCAAAAGTGATCGCATCTTTGTGATAGATCAAGTTTTGTGGGTAAGCTGTTGCAGATCCACCTAGGAAAGTTAAAGCAGCACTAGCAGCAGGGAACGCATTGATAGTAGCCAATGCGTTAGCAGAGGTATACATCGCTGGTGATACTGTTAATGTACCAGTTGTAGTTGAAGAAATAGTCAAATCGGCAGTTACAACAAACTGTTGTAGTGAGCCTGTTGACTGACGCGTTTGTGGGTTAACTGCGTACACGTTAGCAATAGTAAACACGTCACCAATTTTGAAAGTTGGTGAACCTGTAGTAAAGCTAATTGCTAAAGATGTAGTACCTTCAGTAGATGGTGCAGTAGCTACAATCGGTGCAGTTGGCGTAGAACCAGTTGTATGCTGACTGATAGATTGGCTCATGTTGATTTCTTCAAACCCTAATACGCCTTCGCCCATCATACCGTTCTTGAATTGACGGCTGATAGTGTCAGTTGGGTTGAATAAGCCTTTCATACCTTCAACCAAGCCAGCGTTAGCGGCAGGGTTTACAGTAGCATAACGTGGAGACATTACAGCAGCAGCTTCGTTCAATTTCTGTTGAGCTTGTAACAAGACCAAAGAAGTTGATGGAACTGTGCCTGGTGTACCAACAGACTGATAAATGTACTTGTAAGAGTTAGCTACGTCAGCATCAATACTTGAGGCTAACTGGCTAATACGAGGTTTTAGAACACGCTCAGCGAAGTCATCTAACTGCATAGTTAATTCAGCAGAGGTGAAGTTGACACCGATGTGCTTTTGACTAGCAACAGTCAAAGTTGTGAACTGTTCGTTGTCGTCTTGAACTTGCAAGGCGGCACCGTCAGTTACCAAAGCACGGTCTGGTAGACGAATACGGAGTGTTGATCCAATTTTGGCACCTTCAACGGCGAAAGAATCGTCGTATTGGCGGTTTACGTTACGAGTAATCACAAGGTTGTTCTCAAGAATTTCGAGAGCTTTTCTTGTGATCATATCAATCGTTAAGATCGAATTTGACATAATAAAGTCCTTTTATAAAATAGTTAGCGGTTTCTCAATGCTTCGTACTTCTTGATCTGTCGGTTTCGTTCAGCTTCAATCCATTCTGACGTACTCATGTTCTTAATCGAACGAGGATCAGTTGTATCGTATGCTGGCGAGCCAGAACCTCTAGCTGTGACAGGTGCAATCGGTGCAGGAGCGTTTGAAGTCTTTTTTACAGGCGGATTGTCGCTTAACTTCGCTTCAATCTTCCCTATTTCTTTGGCCTGCATGAAAGGTGATAAGCGAGATATACGTTCAGCTTCTTTTGGATTAGACCCTAGGTAATAAGCCATATCGGGGCCAACATCAGAAGATTGAATCGTTTGAGCCATCACGTCAGTAATTGGTAGCTTGGGGTTATATGCGACTTGTTCAAAGTCATCATACTTCGTCCGCGCTTCT